GATGTGGAGTAGGTTTTCCATTACTTTTAGTCATTGGACAAATTGCTATCTTAGATTTAGAATTACTTCTTTTAATGTCTGTATCAATAACTCCCCATCCAGTTTCACTAAAACCTTCATCTACTAAATTCATTTGAATTAAGTAATTAAGAGTAATAAAGTTAATTGAATCATGAGCTTGAAACTCCTCCCACCTATCTTTAATAGTAGAAAATAGTTTGGGGTGATTCACTGGCATAATTTGCCACCAGGCCGAATCAAAATTTATATCCGTAGCAATGGTATAAACATTATCTACATCTTTTGATGCATCTAAAAGAGTTTTTAACGAGTGATCAGTTAATACATTAACTTCTTCATTAGGATTTAGCCTTTTAAGCAACTTAGGAAGAGAGCAGAACACCATAGAGTCTCCCAAGTTATTAGGAAACTGCCATCTCGGATATATTAAATTCATACTTGTAAGGAAAAGTTAGTAACCTGCTCCTGCGTCGAAGCCGTATTTGAAAAAGATAGTCATAGTGGTTGTAATTTATTTTTAGATAGTACATCTAATGCACATCTAGCTTGATCTCGTATTGATACTTTATGTTCATTTAACTCGTTTTTATCATTGTAAAAATACAGAGGATTCTTAATAAATGCTATTCTATTGCCGCACATTTCTAAAATAGGAGACATAATGGCTACATCTACAGCAGAAGTATAATCATTACCTTCGCTGTCCCTTAAATAGTCCTCCTTTATCTTATCCCAAAGGAAAGCCCTAAAAGTTCTTGGATGTGAGAAAGGCCAGCCTTTCTTGATTTGTTCTCGAATACCTTCAGTTAGATCTACAGGTCTAGATATACAAGAAGCTCCGCTTTTTGCAATATAACTTCCATATGTTGCCCATATGTTTAAGTTTTTTGTATACACATCCCTAATGTACTCTAAAGATTCTCTATATAGAAGAAAATCATCACCATCAAGGTGTATAAATACGTCACCCTCTTCTCTGGGAGACATATTGTGTGCCATTTTATGACTATCGCAAATACCTTTACGCTCAGGCTTCTTGACTATGGTTATTCTAGGATCTCCACTCGCTGCAAGTTCTGCTCTCTCAGCAGTCGCATCTGTAGCCCCATCTACAATAACCACCTGAGTCCACCTCTCGTCAGTTTGTCCTAAAACTGATTTAATACAATCCTCGATATAATCTTCGGCGTTGTAGACTGTCGTTACGATTCTAAAATGTCCTTCCATCGCTCTAATATCTCCTCATCTGATAAAATCATAGGGTTTCTGCTTGGGCCGTTAAAAGGGATACCAGCAAGTTTACACTCTGCTTCAACAAGACCATAAGTTTCACTATGAGAAGTATTAAATACTTCATCTATCTCGTTATACATCTCCTGCTTATTATCATAGTGACCAGCAAGAGAAACCACCCCTCTATCTACATATTTTTTAATTTGATTTATATAATAATCAACTTGGGGGACTACTTTTCCGTATAGTCGGATATCAGTATATCCTGCTTCTAGCGCCCTGTCTATGGACATATGAACGCCCTTGTTGGCATCTACGCTTCCGATGATACCCGCGACACCTCTGTTGGGCTTAGTCCACTCTATGCGCTCTACAGGAGGCGGTATGATGATTGAGGGATATTCGGTTTCGTGCCAATCCCTTTGAGCCTCACTTACAAAATGTATAATATCTACATTTGAAAGATCAATGTTTTTTAAGGGAAAAATATGCTTTTCATGACAACTCAAGATATGCTTTTTTCTATTGATCTTTGGCATTTGGATAAAGTGTGTGATTACAATATCATAAACACCTACAGAAGCGTTTTGTATTTTATCACTTTTACATTTACCTAAGTGCCAATCATGAGGTCCATAGAAGGTGCAGTCATACCCATTAGCATTTAACAAATTAGTTAGATTTATATGGTGGAGGGTGCTGCCACCAGGGCTACTCCACCCACTAATTATTTTGACTTTTTGGTTGGACATTTACCTTCATTACCTCTCTGTATAGATCTAAACGATACTTTGCTACTTTGTTCATATCAAAGTTCTCTTCTGTTATTGAGTGCAGGTTCTCCCCCATTCTTTTTATTAGTCCTGGGTTCTTGGCAACTTTCGTTAATATTCGAACCCACTCGGAAATACCCTTTTCTGGGTCAATGAGGAATCCAGTCTCCCCATCAACAATCCACTCGTCATAGCATCCTACATTGGAAGCAACAAGAGGAACTTTATAACGTCCACACTCTGCTACTTTAATCTCTGATTTGGAGTCGTTAAACTCATTCATTTCAAGAGGAGCAAGAGCTACGTCCATGTTTGTAAAGAACTGCCCGTAACGATCAGGGTGAAGGGCATAGTGAATATTGTAGTTCCTTGCTCCCTTGAATCCTCGCAGAATAATGTCTTGGTACTTTTTCCAAACGTCATACTGCCAGTCCCCTTTTGGCGTCTGTGGAGGTGGGTGGCCGTAGAAGTCCCATCTTACGTTCTCTCTACCAACCCTCTGGTTAACGAAGTGGGGGACTCCAGAGAAGTATCGTAGGTCTTGTTCGTGGTGAATGCCGCCTGCCCAACCAAAGCGCGTATAGTTCTTCTTCTTAGTAGGTATCCTTGCCATATTCCAGCAAGGAAGGTTGTAGTCGATACAGTTTTTAATAACTGCTAGAGCACCACCAGAACCAATATAAGGTTTAATACGCTCTGCGAACTTACGCTGAGTTACTGTTACAAGGTCTGAGTTGTTGTAGATGAACTTTGTTATCTCCTCAAGACCCTTCTCTTTGTAAACTCCGTAGAGTCTGTGTCCCTCATAAATGTTTGTTAGAAGGTCATCAGTATCGTAGTGGACAAACTTACCAAACTCTTTGGCTTTACCTACAATGCGAGCAGTATAGTTTCCTCCAAAGTTTGATAGGTTTTGCGTGAACACAATATCGGCCCACTTCATGTCAGCAAAGTCCCATCCCTGCTGCCATGCTCCCGTCTTCTCGTCAATGCCTAATGGATTTTTATTCCAACGTATCTCAACCTGATCAGGGAATTGCTCTTCGAGCTTCTTCATAGGTGCGATGATACGGTAGTAACTACATCCACCCTCGTTAGCAGGAACACAAAGTATTTTTAGTTTATCACTCATAATAAAAATAAAGGGATAGTTTCCTATCCCTTTATTATAGACTAGACTATGTTATTTACTCAGACTTTCGGAGGTTTTTCTGCCTCAAGGTCTGCTTCAGCAGCAGCCTCTGAGTTCTTACTTGTGTGAGATAGTCCAAGCGCAGCCGCAATACTCTTAGCAGCATCAGCTAGGTCGATCTTACCATCGTGTGGTGTAGCTTGTTTTACAGCGCGAGCATAGTTCTGGCGCTTACGTTTCGAGAGGAGCATAGCAATACCCTCCCAAGCAGCTAGACCAGGGATGAAGGCCGAACCGATACCGAAAATAGTTTTTACGATACCCTCAGTTCCTTCTTCTGTAAGCTCACCACCGAGAGGAACAAAAGTGCCTCCCTCGACAAGATCACCACGGGTAGTCATTACGATCTCTTTGCCTTCTGGAAGAGCCTCTTGGATCTTGGCTGGAAGCTGCTCTACTGGAACGCGAGCAAACTCCCCTCCTGTAATAACTTGATCGTGAGTAGTGAATACTGTGTCAGGACCAAAAGCCCCTTCTCCTGTACCGAGACAGGAAGTAATGCCTACCGCAAGGGATAGGCTAACCAATACTGTAATTAGAATGTTTTTCATAAATTAACTTTGAAGACGGGAAAGGTAGTCATCATCAGAAACATCTTCGTGAGATGCTGTCTGACTAGGCGAAGCGGTTCCCGTAAGCATACCAACCGCTTGCTTAACATCCTCATACTCCTCAAGCTTAACAAGCTCATGAATATCGTGGAGTGAGTCCATAACGGAAGCAACATCTTTTGCTGTTCCGAGAGGTGAGGACTTAGGACGAGGGGCGGATTGGTCGTACTTCGGCCATTGACCGTCCATCTCTTTTACGATCTTAAAATCGTGACCCTTTTCTACGTCAGTAATATCTCCAAAGTCCTCATCAAGCATTGCGCCAATGATTTTCTTAAAGAGAATAACTCCGATAGAAAGGATTTTTACATCACCTGATTCTCGATCAAGAACATTCATGTAGTAACGAGCGCGGGGCTTGATTTGACGAGCAAGAGCCTCGTCTTCCTTACTACCAGTTTTCCATAGACCATAGTAGAGATCGCAAAGAGGACAAGCCTCTCCATGAATCTTACGGCAATGGACGTTCTTTACCGAATTATCAGGTTGTGGAACTCGGTGAATCTTTGTCTCTGCGTAGAACTCTTTTTCATCGTCCTTCCAGGGTAGAATGCGGACAGCATTAGAACCTTCAGGAATTTGATAGAACTTCTGGAGGAAGTCTGAGTTGTTGTTACTTGAACCACCAGGGTTGTTAAGTTGTTCGTGCTTAAGTCGTAGTGCGTTAAGGTCGATAGCCATAATTAGTTTCCTTTGTTGTTATTTGTAAAGTTTAGTTTCTTCTCGTTTGTTTGCGGATACCTGTTGTAGCATATCCTTTTTCTGCTCAAGAGCGCGAACAAGGCCCTTGAGAAGTTCGTATTTGAATGTAGCATCATTAACTTCAGTTAATGCCATCTGATAAGACTCGTCAGCAAAAACAAGATCATCTAGATCCTTTGCCGTAAGCTTACCAGTGGCGGAATGCTTATATCCAGAGCGAAGCTTAGATGAAAGACGCACAACATCAGCGTCGAGGTCATTCATTTGCTTCTTAGCAGCACTCATTAGTCCATAATAGTAGGAGTAGATGGATGCTTGTCGTAACATTTCGTTATCAATGTTAAACTCATCGAATTTAACTAGAGCATCACTAATGTCTTTATAGTTTTCCCAAGTAAAATCTTCGAGGGATGCAATTAGTTCTTTCATAGTAATAGGTAGTTAGGGTTTCTGTCTCGGCTTATTATAGGAAGAGGCAGGCGATTCTTGAGGAACTTACCGAAAAATTAAACTTCTTGCTCGTTTAATACCTCAAATAGTTTAGGGTTAAGGTTCATGAGCAGAAGAAACCCACGGGAGATTAAGGTAGTCATGTCCTCGTTTGTTCTGGGAATGACCTCATCAGTAACCTCATGTCCTCCTAGTCCTACCATTTCTAGTACAATATGGGTAAGTTCGTGGAGGAGAGTTTCCCTTGCTATCTCATGT